GCCTTTTCTGACAAAAACTCTCCAAAAGGTGCAAACCAGTCCAAATTAGTACAAAACGGACATACAACAGTCCGGATTGATGCGGATTCACCTTTCACGTTTCCAGAGCGGTCGGGGGCTAATTGAAAAAGGGTCGTAAGGGCGCGACCAAGCCACGATTACAAAACGCGCCACTCAAAGGCAAGTCTCGCATCGATGAGGTCAAAAAGTTTCTAGCCGATTGCAAGCTTGAATTGTTGCCGTGGCAAGAATATGTCCTCACCGATTTACTAAAGGTGGACAAAGGTGGCAAATGGCGACGTAAGACGTCATTGCTGCTAGTAGCACGTCAGAATGGCAAAACCCACCTAGCCCGCATCCGAATCCTTGCCGGTTTGTTTGTTTTTGGTGAAATGAATATAGTTGCAATGTCATCTAATCGCGGTATGGCTTTGGACACCTTTCGCAAAGTCGTGGACGTGATTGAGGACAACCCGCACCTTATGGCGCAGGTGAAACAGATCCGCGTTGCCAATGGGCAGGAATCCGTTGAGCTTCTATCCGGAGCAAGATACGAAATAGTCGCGGCGACCAGAGATGGGTCACGTGGTAAGACCGCGGATCTGCTTTACATAGATGAATTACGTGAGATCGATGAAGATTCATGGACTGCTGCTCGGCCAATCACTCGTGCGCGTCCTAACAGCCAAATCTTTATGACATCCAACGCTGGTGATGCGTTTAGCACCGTGCTTAATGATCTTCGAAGCCGGGCGTTGTCCTATCCACCGTCAACGCTTGGCTTTTGGGAGTATTCAGCTGATGATTTCGCCAAGATTAATGACCGCGATGCGTGGTATCAAGCTAATCCCGCACTTGGGTACTTAATTGATGAGGAAACCATCGAGGAAGCCATTGCTACCTCTAGCGTTGAAGCCAGCCGCACCGAAACGTTATGCCAATGGGTTTCAGCTCTCAAATCGCCATGGCCTTATCGGGCTTTTGAGGATTTGACGATGCAGGATCTAAAAATCGAACCCGGACGCGCAACAATCTTTGGCATGGATATATCCGTCAATAAAAAGATGGCAAGCCTTGTGGCTGGACAAATGCAAGATGACGGCAAGATTGCCGTGGGCGTGATTGCTCAATTTGAAAGCCAAGTTGCTATTGATGAATTGAAAATGGCAATTGAAGTCCACGAATGGGCGATGAAATACAAACCTAGGCTTATTTGCTTTGATAAATACAGCTCGATGAGCGTTGCCGAAAGGCTCAGCCAATCCGGTCACAAAATCCAAGACATGTCCGGGACTGTATTTTACCAAGCCTGCTCAGACCTCTATGATGCAATTGTGAATGCGCGAATCGTTCACATCGGACAGGCTAGCTTGGTGGACTCCATGAATAACTGCGCGGCTAAGGAAACTGATGCGGGTTGGCGAATCGTTAGGCGAAAGTCAGCCGGGGACGTATCAGCGGCAATCAGCCTTGCAATGGTCGTCCACCAGCTGCTCAAACCGCAAAGCAAACCGCAAATCATTGTCTGATATGTCTTGAATGTCCGTTTTGTGTGATAACATTACGCGATGGGTCTTTTTGATCGTTTTCGTCCTACGAAAATAGAAGCACAAGCTGCACCGCAGCTGATGACCGATTCATTTTCATATTATCTGCCTACTGTATTAACACCAGTCGGTCGCGATGAAGCAATGTCGGTTCCAAGCGTTGCCCGATGCCGTAATTTAATCGCTTGCACAATTGGCGGATTGCCGATGGAGCTTTACAAGAAATCTACCGGCGAAGAATTAGGCAAACCGCTTTGGCTAGAGCAACCATCATTGACTCAGCCACGCAGCGTCACAATTGCTTGGACTGTTGACTCACTTTTATTTTTTGGCGTTGCCTATTGGCGCGTGACTGAAGTTTATTTCGATGATGGACGTCCAGCGCGTTTTGAATGGGTAGCACCCGGTCGCGTTTCATTTACAACCGACATGAACACTAATTTCATCACTCAATATCAGGTCGATGGATCACCAGTGCCAATGTCTGGTCTTGGATCACTTGTTACATTCCAAGCACAAGATGAAGGTATTTTGCAACGCGGGGCCCGCACGCTTAGAAGCGCAATTGATCTTGAAAAGGCTGTACGTGTGGCTACAAGTACGCCAATGCCATCCGGCGTTATTAAAAATACTGGTGCTGATCTTGCTCCAGCTGAAGTGCAAGGCATTTTGACAGCTTGGAAGTCAGCACGTGAGCAACGCAGCACCGCTTACCTTACATCGACACTTGAATATCAACCGACATCATTTTCACCACGTGACATGATGTTTGTGGATTCAATTCAATCAACCGCAACTCAAATTGCCAGAATGATGAACGTCCCGGCGTATTACATCAGCGCAGATCAAAACAATTCGATGACGTATTCGAATGTTCAAGATGAGCGCAAACAATTCTTGGCGTTATCACTCGCACCGTACATCAATGCAATCCAAGACAGATTATCAATGGATGATATAACGGCGCGAGGCAACATTGTTAAGTTTGACGTTGACAGCGCATTCCTAAGAGTAGATCCAATGGAACGTTTAAACGTCATTGAAAAAATGCTATCTCTTGGCTTGATTACCATCGATCAAGCAATGGAAATGGAAGATCTAACACCAAATGGAAACGAAGATGTTACTTCAGTTCAATAGTGACGTTACCTGCAATGCAGAGGAACGCACCATCACCGGCAAGATTGTCCCATTCGGTGATTCAGAGGTCGGCTATACCAATGTCGGTAAAGTCGTATTTGAAGCCGGCTCAATCGAAATTCCGACAAGCCCAAAGCCAAAATTGCTATTAGAGCATGATCCAAAGAAACCAATCGGTCGCTTAATTTCATTCACCGAAGATGAAACTGGTATTTATGCAACTTTCAAAGTGGCTAGCACTAGCCGCGGTAACGATGCACTTATTGAAGCTAGTGAGCAACTCCGCAGCGGTCTATCCGTGGGCGTTGAAGTTATCGCTGGCAAGAAAGAAAAAGATCGTTACAAAGTAAAATCAAGTTTGCTCAAAGAAGTCTCACTAGTTCAGGCAGCAGCCTTTAAGAGTGCGGAAGTTATGAGCGTTGCTGCTTCTGAAGAAGAAGTCAGCGAACAACCAACCACAAACGAAAGCGAGGCAGTCGTGGAGAATACTCCAGACACCGCAACCGTTGAGCCCAAGGTCGAAGCCCCTGCGGTAGAGGCTGCTCGCCCAACTGTTGCTGCACCAATTTACGCGAAGCCACGAATCAACGTGACTCCGCTATCAATGCTTGAAAACACAATCAAGGCAAACATTTTCGGTGATGAATCAGCTCGTCAATGGATCGCAGCTGCATCCGACACCGACACCGTGAATGATGTTCCCGGTCTTGTACCAACACGTCAATTGACAGAAATCTGGAATCCAAAGTCAACTGGAACACGCGCTTCAATCGAAGCAATCTCATCCGGCGTTCTTCCAGATGCAGGTATGAAGTTCCAAATCCCACGCGTTAAGACTGTTCCAACCGTAGGCGCACCAGTCGCTGAAGGTGGCGCATTTGATGACACACAGGTAGAAATCGAATACTTGGATGTTGATGTCAAGAAGGCTGCCGGTATGCAGCTATTCTCGGTTGAAGTTCTCGACCGCACAAGCCCTGCGTTCCTTTCAGAGCTTCTAACACTCATGGGCGATGCTTATGCAAAGTCCACAAACAACGCAGTTAAGAGCGCACTCGCAACTGGCGGAACACTTGATTCAACAACAATCACCCTTCCATGGGATGGCGCAGAAATTGCAGGCTTTATCGCACGTGCTGGAGCTTCGATTTACTCCAACACATTCCGCTTTGCAACCGCTGTAATTTGCTCACCAGATCAATGGAGCAACCTAACAGGATTGGTAGATTCACAGAATCGCCCAATCTTCGCAGCAGCAGCACCACAAAACGCAGCAGGTGAACTATCTGCAAGCGCAATCCGTGGAACCGTCCTTGGTCTCCCACTTTATGTCGATTACACCATGTCAGGCACAGGCGATTCTTCAATCGTTGTCGTCAACCGCGATTCCTACACATGGTACGAATCACCACGTCTACAACTCCGTGCTGAGAAGGTCGGAACTGGCAAGGTCGAAATTGGCGTTTATGGCTATTACGCCATCGCTACCAAGACCGGTGCAGGTGCATTCCGCTTCAACAACGCAGCGTAGTAGTTACAAAGTTACCCCGGCGCACAGCCCTTGCGCCGGGGCTAACATAAAGAAAGGATAAAAATGCCAGCGACATACGTTACTGAAGCCACGTTGCGATCTGCGCTTGGCATTGGAAACCTTTATTCATCGGCTACTGTTGAAGAATGCTGTCAAGCAGCTGAAAACATTGTCAAGGGCAAATTATGGTTTAACACGGCTGAAGCCGTAGCGACAGAATTAGCATCGAACATTGCGACTGTGTTCACTTCCAGCGCACATCCTTTTGCCGTAGGTCAGTCAGTCACATTGACACGCTGCGGCTCAACCTTTAATGGCACTTATACAATTACTGAGACTGGCACATTTTCAATTTCTTATGCCAAGACTGCTTCGGATCAAATTTACAATTCCATCAAGCCATACGGTGTAATTACAGGGCCCTATAATGGCATTGATTATTCAGTAACACCAGAAATCAATGAAGCATCTTTAATGATTGCTGTGGATATATGGCAGGCACGTCAGCAATCTAACGCGGGCGGCATTTCACCAGATTTTCAACCATCACCGTATCGCATGGGTAATACACTTATGGCTCGCGTTCGCGGGCTTCTTGCGGATCATCTAGCACCGGGCGGTCAAGTAGGGTGAGCGCAATAACGACCCTACGTGGAACAATCGCGGCTGCACTAGCTGATAATGCGGTCTGGCAGGTGTTTTCCTTCCCACCTGCTAGCCCGCTTGCTAATAGCATCGTGGTACAACCCGATGATCCATATATCGAGCCAAGCAATGATCATTACAAAACGGTTAAACCCAAAGTCAATTTCAAACTTGTCGTACTTGTGCCAATGTTTGACAACCAAGGCAACCTAACAAACATCGAAGATTTTTATTTGAACATCGTTAATAAACTAGAAGCGTCATCGATTGCCTATACAATTGGCACGTTTAGCGCACCAGCAGTCTTGACCGGAACAGTAGGCGATCTATTATCCGGTGAAGTATCTATCAGCGTTCTCTCAGATTGGAGCTAAAATGGCTGAAGTAGACAAAGAGCGCGAGGCTTTTCTGATCAAAATCGGTCAAGTAGAGCCAATCGCAAAACCAGAAAAACCAACCGCTAAGAAAGACGAGGAATAGCCAAATGGCAGTTTTCTTAAATAACAAGGTCGGACTTAAGATCAACGCAGTCGATCTTAGCGACCACGTAACAAGCGTTACCCTAAACCAAGCATTCGATGAACTCGAAGTAACTGCAATGGGTGACTCGGCACACAAGTTTGTCAAAGGTTTGGAATCGGCAACATTGACCGTTTCTTTTCTCAATGACACCGCAGCTGCAAACGTTTTGGCAACCCTTTCAGCAGCATACGGCACAACCGTTGCTTGCAAGATGCTAAACGACAAGGGATCAGCCGTAGGTGCGGCAAATCAGCTCTACACCTTTGATATTTTGGTCAATAACTTGACCCCTATCAATGGTGGTACAGGCGATCTCAGCACTCAGGACATTACGTTCACAATCAACAGCGCAGTAACAGCTTCTTCATCGGGCACGTTCTAAATTAGGAGCAATGGGCAATGGCTAAGTTAATAATCACAAGGGCAGATGGCACACAGAGCACTCACTCTATTACGCCGGGTGTGGAATATGCGTTTGAGCAGCAATTTCGTAAAGGCTTTCACAAAGCTTTTAGAGAAGATGAAAAGCAAGAGCATATTTATTGGCTGGCTTGGGAATGTCTGCGCCGCGCAGATGCTCCAGACGTGAAGCCTTTTGGCGCAGCGTTTCTGGACACACTAGCTGCGGTGGACGTGGTGGCAGATGATTCCCCAAATGGCTAACGCGCGATTCCTTCACGTATAGAATCGCTCAACTGAGCATTCATACCGGGATCGCGCCTAGCGAGTTTATTAATATGGATTCGGATTTGCTAAAGGCCTTCATCGAAGTCCTGAAGCAACAGGCAAGGGAAAGAGAAAATGCCAGTCGAGGTAAAAGGCGTCATAGAAGCTAGAAAGATTCTGCGCCAATTATCGCCGGGCATTCTTAAAGAATATAACGCACAAATTGCAGCACCATTGAAGGTGATTGCTAAAGATGCAAGATCCAAAGCCCCAAATGAAATAGCGGGTTTGCGCAATTTTAATTATCCCGGTTATGACCGCAAATCGGCAATTCCGGGTAGAAGGCCATTTCCATCCTATGTTCCCGGCGTTGTGCGCCGTGGATTGACTTATACATTAGCCAAAAGTCGGGCTAACCGTTCAGGGTGGGTATCATTGGTCAGCATGTTAAACAAATCTGCCGCAGGCGCAATTGTTGAAACAGCAGGCCGCCGCAATACTTATGGATCATCAAAATCAAAATCTAAAAATCCTCATGCTGGCAGCCAATTTATAGGCGCAATGAACTTAGAAATTGGAACGTTGAAACAAACCGGACAAACGGCTAAAACACAAGGTCGTTTGATGGGTGCTGCTTTGGTAGAAAATCAAGGTAAAGCACAAGCGGTTGTTTTGAGAGTGTTGGATCAAGTTGCCCGTGTAGCAAACGACAAGATAGCGAGGTTGCCACGTGGCAATTAATTTTCCCATCGTAACCACGTTTGACGAAAAAGCGGTTAAAAAAGCATCAAACGCATTTACTAAATTGGGCAAAACGTTCGTAGGTGCATTTTCGGTCTATAAAGTAGTTCAATTCGGCAAAGAATCAATCAAGGCTTTCAGTGATGCCGAACAAGAAGCGCGTTTATTAAACGCTCAATTAAACTCAATTAATCTTGGCTTTGCTTCACCGTATCTTAATCAGTTTATTGACAAACTATCTTTGGCGACTGGTAAAACAGGCGGCGAATTGACAAACGCGTTTGTTGCGTTATCACAAGCCACTGGTGATGCGACAACCGCTCAAAAGATCTTAGCCACCGCGCTTGATGTGAGTCTTGGAACCGGTAAAGATTTGCAATCTGTTAGCGTAGCATTGCAGCGGGCCTATAAAGGCGAAACAACCGCATTAGCAAGATTGCGCATTGGTTTTACTACTGCGGAACTTAAAGGTAAAGATTTTAACGATGTCCTAGACATCCTTCAAAAAAAGTTCAAGGGAGCAGCGGCAGATGCAACCGACACTTATGCCGTAAAAATGGCTCGCCTTGCCGAAGCCGTCGATCAAGCAAAGGAACAATTCGGCAAGGGTCTTGTTGGTAGTTTGGACAAATCAAGTATTAAAGTCGAAGAATTGCAAACTAAAATAATCAATCTTGGTTTGGCTTTTGGAGATACCGCAGCTGCCGCGGTTATTTTTGGTGATAAGACCATCGATGCTTTCAGTCGAATTCAAAAGAGTAGTGCCGTCCAATTTGTTTTAGGTTTATTTGAAAAGTTCACACGGTTTGTTATTGGCCCAATCGTGTTTGGCGAAGCCCCCGGCGATTCTTTTGCTACCGCGGACGCTAAACGCCGAGCTGAAGCTGCGCGAAAAGAAGAAAAGTCCGCGTCTGCGAGACTCAGAACCGCAAACGCTTTGGCAAAAGCGGAAAAGAAAATAACGGACGAGAAAACAAAACAAACGAAACAAGTCGATAAGTCTGCAATTCTGAATGATATTAATAAACGTTTTGAAATGGATCGTATTCAGATTCAGGCCGCATTGGGTGGTCAAATCAATGAAGTCGAGAAACTGCGTTTGCAATTGATGCAGGCCATTCTTGATGAGGATGTTAAACGCGCCATTATCCTTGAAGGCCAATTAAATAAAGCAGAATCCGCAGCTGCTGAATTGGCATCATTGCTTGATAGTCTTGATGAGATGGTCGGTGATCCATTCGTAGACTGGCCGGCGAAAATTACTCGCATTCAAGAATTGCTAAAACAATTAAACATCAAAATCCCGATTGAAACCTTGTTTGCGGAAAAGGGATTGAAACTTGATCAAAGCACGATGAGTGTTACAAAATTAGAGCGCATGGACGTCAATGCCAATAACGTTTATATCAATGGTGCAATGGCAGGGGCCACAGCAGCATTAGGCGCATCCGCAAGTAGTTCCGTCCTCGATGCAGCCGCAGCCGCAGGTTACAGAGCTGCTGATCCAATTATTACTCCAGCAGTGGAAGCTCATGCAGACGCTTTATTGGCACTTGCAGAATCGGAATTGGCTTTGGCTGATTTGATGCTCATTGAATCGGGTGGCATGCCAAGCGTTGAGGTGAACGTCAATGTTGAAGGGTCGGTCATAGCCGAACAAGACCTCACAGCGACAATCTTGGACAATCTTTACAATTATCAAAAAGCCGGACTAGATATTCGAGTCAGTAGCGTAGCTATCTAATGCCAGCACCCACGCTTCGAGTATTTGTCGATTTCGACAGCGATACCGCTTTTGAAACTAATCCACTTATTCTTGGATCGGCGACAAAAGGTATTTTGGGAACCAACCGACTCGGTTCTGGCACGCTACCAGTAGAAATCACCAATCTGGTCAGCAAAGTATCAATCCGCCGTGGTCGTAATCGCATTACCAGCAAGTTTGAGTTTGGCGAAGCCATGGTCAGTCTTTATGATCAAAATGGTGATTGGAATCCAAATAATCCGAATGGGGCGTATTACCCGGATTTGGTGCCATTGCGACAAATTATTATTTACGCGACATATCTTGGCGTGGATTATTACTTGTTTTCAGGTTTTATTACAACTTACGATAACAGCTTCCGACAAGGCAATGATGATTTATCAAACGTCATGCTCAAATGCGTTGATGGATTCAAGCTTTTGGCTGGATCATCGGTTACAACCGTGGCAGGTGCGCCTGCGGGTCAACTTTCGGGTGCGCGCGTCAATGCCATCCTAGATGCCATTGCTTGGCCTCAGAGCCTTCGAATAGTCGATACTGGTGACTCAACCCTACAAGCCGATCCCGGAACGTCTAGGACGGCCTTAGAAGCCCTACAAACGGTCGAAAATAGCGAGTTTGGCGGCGTCTTTGTCGACTCGCAAGGTGAGGTCAGATTTATCAGCCGCACCAATCTCATCAAGGCTCCAGCGACCTCGCTTTACAGCTTCTCAGACCTTGGCGGCGGTGCGTTGACTTATACCAATGCTGTTGTCGCTTTTGACGATACAACCATCCTTAACTCAGTAAGTGTAACTCGCTCAGGCGGTACAACTCAAACCGCGTCGGACCAGACATCGATTAACACATATTTTCTTCATTCTGGTAAGCGTGATGGCATTCTCGTCCAAACCGACACAGAAGCTTTGAATCAGGCTCAGGGCATTCTGGCTACCCGTAAAGATCCTGAAGTCCGCATTGATAGCATTCAACTAAATCTTTATGACGACATCGATCCAAACAAGCCCAAAGCGGGCGTAGATTTGGATTTGCTGGAAGGAATCACGGTGACAAAGGCAATGCCGGGTAATACCTCGGTGACGCAGAAAAGCCTTGTTAACGGCATTCACCATGACATTACCAAATCATCATGGATGACAACCCTATTCACCGCCGAACCTTTATTGGCTGGATTCGTCTTGGATTCGGCTATTAGCGGTATAATCGGCACAGACGTACTGGCGTACTAAGGAGACACATGGCAGGCGCAGGCTATAAATTATTTAATACGGGTGATGTCCTCACGGCTGCCCAAGTCAATACATACCTTATGGAGCAAACCATTATGGTATTTGCGAACGCAACAGCGCGCGATACTGCACTTTCAGGCGTTTTAGCTCAAGGTATGCAATGTTTTCTCAAAGACACCAACACGATGCAGTATTACTCAGGATCAGCTTGGGTAACACTTTCGACTGGTGGTGACATAACTTCTGTCACCGCTGGAACTGGTCTTTCTGGTGGCGGCACATCGGGTGACGTGACGCTTTCATTATCTGTTCCAGTTACCGAAGTTCGGGGTGGAACAAATCAAACAACCTATACAACCGGTGATATTCTCTATGCGTCTGGCGCAAATACTTTAGCCAAGCGAGCAATTGGCACAACCGGTCAAGTCTTGACTGTTTCTGGTGGCGTACCAACTTGGGCAACCGCGAGTGGTGGTTTTGGAACATTGACTGCATACACACCAACTTGGACAGGAATAACAATAGGAAATGGAACATTTAGTAATGTTGGTTATTCGCAAAGCGGTGATTTAGTCTGGTATTTTGGTCAATGTTTATTTGGCTCAACTACGTCATTTACAGGAGTTTTCAAATTATCTTTACCCGTAAATGCCAAAGGTCAAGGCTCAGGTGTTGCTATGAGAAATCCAACAATGATAGCGACATTCTCAGACACATCAACAGGTTATACTTATCCCGTTCAGGTTGGTGTA